GGATACGATGTTACTGGAACGCACATTGAATTTACGAGCGGCTTCCAAGTCGAACGTAAACTCTTTGATGATGACCAGTACAACATCATGGACAAGCGTCCTGCTGGTCTTGCTCAAGCGGCTACCCGCACACGGCAAAAACATGCAGCACGTCTTTTCAACAACGCATTTAGTGTGGATACTTTCTTCCAAAGCCACTCTGAAGGCGTAGCGTTATGCACCAACTCGCACACGACTACGGCGTCTGGTGTCGATACCTCTGATGGGTTCGACAACCTTCTTACCTCGGCGTTGAGTGCGACACAGTTGGCGACAGCGCGTATTCAGTTCGTGAATTTCCGTGATGATAGAGGGAACTTTTTCAATAGTGTTCCTGACACCATTGTTATTCCGCCAGACCTTTACGATACCGCATACGAAATCGTGAAGTCGCGTGGAAAGCCGGACACGGCAGAGAATAACGCTAACGTTCATGAGGGTGCGTATCAGGTAAAAGAGTGGATCTATTTGACCGACTCTAATAACTGGTTCCTCACTGACTCATCTGCTCAAAAGCAACATGCTTCTTGGGTTGATCGTATTCCGCTTGAGTTTGCGATGGCGGAAGACATCGACACGATGGTTGCTAAGTGGCGGGCGTATATGCGCTATATGTGGATGTGGGATCAGTGGAGGTTCATCCTTGGCTCACAGGTGAGCTAATGGCGAACAAATTCTACAGTGAGCAGATTCATGGCAAGGCCAAGACTGGTTCTGGGCCGAGCCCTGGGTTGCAAAGTGGTTCTGGTACGACAGAGTTTAAGGTCAAGCAGGGGTGGTCTGACGGCCTCCCCGGCAAGGCCGGACCTGATCGTTCAGGAGGTGTTAAGAAAGCAAAGGTGTATTCCTCATCCGAGGGGTTATAAGAACCTTTAAGGAGAATTGAGATGCCCAAAGGCAATAGTTTTCGCAATAATTTCTGGTCCTATGATCTTGCTGGACGAGTCGTTCTTGGCAAGGTCGTTTTTGTAGACTCAGGCGCAAGTAATGCTTCAGACGGTAATGATGGCCTTAGCCCTCAAACCGCATGTGCAACCTGGGATGGCGCTATTGGTAAATGTACCGCCAATAATGGCGACCACATTATTCTGCTTCCAGGCCACTCTGAAACTATCTCAGGGGCCGCTGGTGTAGCTCTTGATGTAGCTGGCATTACAAGCATCGGCGTTGGACACGGGGCAGCTCGCCCGTCCTTCAATTTTACTGCCACAGACTCAACTATTACTATTTCTGCGGCAAGCAATTGGGTTGAGAATATTCTCATCACAGGTGGGATTGATGCGATAGTGAATACTGTTGTTATTTCTGCTGCGGATTGCACCTTAAAAGGCTTAACCATCCGCGATGTTACAGGGCAGATGACAGATTCTATCCTAACTACTGCCGCTGCTGATCGTCTTCACATTACAGACTTTCGCCACGAAGGCGCGGCTGCTGATGGTGGAGACAGCGCAATTCTTCTTGTCGGCGGTACGGATGTTCATATTGAAAACTTCCATATCGTCGGAAACTTTGACACCGGAGGCATCGAGTCCATCACTACTGCTCAGACACAGGTAAGAATAAATGATGGGTATATTTGGAATCAAGGTGGCGAAGATTTAGCTATCAGCCTTCTTACTGGATCGACAGGGAAGATCGGTCCAAACATCGACATTATGCTTACTGATAATGCCGCAAACGTCACTGAAGCTGTTGCGTGTGACGCAGCTCACTTCTTCCAACCTATTAGAATTTGTAACTTGGCTGGTGAAGTTGCGCTCGAAACAAACATTACAGCTTCAACTGACGCATAAGGCTAATAACGGGAGTTCCTATGCCTGCTAAAAACCTTCTTCGACCAAATCAAGTTGAAGAGACTAAGCGTGAGCTTTCTCAACTTGATGGAATGTTAAACTCCGCTCCTCACGAACGTCGGCACATTACCGACATCGGGGGGATGAAAAGGCGGCGTGATAGAATTGCAGCCCAGCTAGAGGCGGAAACTCCTCGTCCTTACGCTCCCAATGAGCGTGACCAAGCTGTAAGGCGGTTCAAGAAGTTGGCAGAAAACATCAAAGAGGGAATGCCTTCCTCTGAGGTGATGCGGCGTAATCCTCCTGGGGCGGTACAGCGAAATCTTTGGTGGCATAAGAAAAACAAGGAAACCATTCCTGAGTATAAGAACATGGCTCTTCGCCTTTTAGCAGGCGGAGACGAAGTTCTTGATCCTTCAGTTGGTGATGCGGCGGTTAACATTGAGATGCTTCGGCCTCATACGACTTCGCATGACATGGCTATGGATGGAGCGCAAATTCCTAAAGAGCAGGAGATGCACCTTAACGAGGTCAACTCCGTTACCTTTTCGGAAGAGCAGGTAGAAACTCTCACAGAAATTGATCCTGAATTGGCGAGCCAGCTCGCACTTCTTTCAGGCGATCAGCGCTTTGCTGTAAAGGAAATGCTTTCCCGTGTTCTCGGAGTGGTTGAGGAGGAAAAAGAAGTAGAGGTTTCCTCTACTGACATTAATCCCCTACCAACATCTGCGAATATGAAAATTAACGAACTTCGCTCTATCGCTTCCTCTAACGGTATAAAGTCGTTTCAACGTACAAAAGATAACCTTCGGGAAGAGCTTATCTCGAAAGGTTTAGTTAGGGAGTGATAACAAATGGCATATGCTTGGACTTTTCAAGCCCGGTTTGACGGCGGGTCTACTCCCTTTGGGTTTGATTCTGAAGCTGACACTGACGGCATTTTAGATCTTGCCCATTATACAACATTAGCGAAGTACCCCTTTAATCATTGCGCTCCCTATGAAGGTGCTTATGCCCTTCGTATAGAGCCTAGTGGCGGGACCAATGTCGCAACACTAACTGAAGCCGACATGAATATTGCTGATGACGGTACGAGCTTTTTTCGCTTTCCGCTTTATTTTGGAGATAATTTTACGGCTACGGCAGATGATGTTTGCGCCCTTTTTGAACTAAAGGGGTCGGGTGCAGCAGTCACAGTGGCCTTTGGTTTTAAAATCACCGCTGCTACAGACGTAATACAATTAGGCGTTGGTGCTGCAAATGCGAGCGCGGTCCCGAATAATTTTGGCAGGGCTATCAAGAGGGACACTTGGTACACTGTAGAACTGAAGACCGTTATTAAAACCGATGGCTCTGGAACCGTTGACCTTTTCATTACAGAAGATGGTGGAACACAAGAGACTGTGGCCGATGCCGCAGTATCGTCTATAACTAATATTGCGGTAACAGACGGAGTTCTTGGGCTGCAAGACCATCTCGCCACCACTACCGGACTTATCCTTATTGGTGAGTTTGTAATGGATGACGCGCAGCTTTATGTGAAGGATCGCTATGCGAAAAATCCCATTATGGATGCTTCAGGACACGTCTTTGTAGGCCCTGGATGGATCAGCGGTGCCTCGCAGGTTGCTGATGAAGGCACACAGACAATGGCTGTCTATGACACCGATACTGCAAATACCAATGGTGGCGTTACAAAGCAGCTTCTTTTCTTTGATGCAGAAAACCAAACCTCTTTTAGCGGTGAGCTACGGTTTGAAAAAGGCTGTTATGTAGAGCTTGGCGGAACGGCTCCCAGAGGCTCGATCAACATTACAGAGTCATCAAATTTGCCAGGAGTTATGGGTCCACGGGCCAGTAATGATGCAATGGTACGGCACCATGCAAGGCGTAAAGCCTAATGGCAAAGATTGTGGAGGCGTACTAGGCCCTAGTTCCTCCGTGGAGCTTATAGTTTTTGGAGGAGCCTTTTATGGGCAGTGCAACACAATATAAAGACTTTTCGGACTTATATACCGGATTGCTTAATGCTACCCGTGAGCAAACCACTTCGGGTACTGCGACTGTCACTCAGGCACAGCGCTATATCAATGTAGCTCTCCAAGACATGCACATTGGCTTCGAGGAGCGTTTTCCTTGGTCAGAGCGTAATACAAGTCTTATCACGCATCCAAAATATACTACCGGCACTGTGTCTATTAGCCAGGGTTCAACAACTCTCACCGGCTCTGGAACTGCTTTTACCACCGACAATGCCTGGGGAGATGATAATGCTCGCACTACAGGCAAACTTATAATTAGCGGCACTGCTCCTGTTTACACCATCGCTTCAGTAGATTCTGCCACACAGATTACCCTGAATGAAAAATATGTAGGAGCTACAGTAAGCGGCGGAACATATCTCTATTATGAAGATGAATATGATCTTCACGCTGACTTCCTACGGCCTATAGATATTCATTCCTTTGATGATGACCGCTCTATTAGGCTTTTAGACCGAACTCGGTTTCGCCGTGAATATGTAAGGGTAAACACCACAGGCAAGCCCAGTGTAGCGACGATTGTGGATAGGGCGTTTGTAAGCAGCACTTCTCCTGTCAGAAGAGTCCAGTTCTACAAACCACCTGATGATGCCTATGATATTCCATACAGCTTTGTCACGAATAAGTTAGCGGTAAATGCCTCTGGCACGGCCTCTCAGTCCCTTGTTAATGACACTGATGAGCCAATCGTCCCATTTTCTTATCGCCATGCCATCGTATTTCACGCTTTATACCATTGGTATAGAGACAAAAAGGACGATGACAGAACAAGAGAGGCAAAGGCAGAATATGAACAAATAATGGCTCGTATTGCGTCTTCTACGGAGATCGGTGAGCGCCGCCCACGCATAGAGCCTCGAATGACGCCCTATCGCAGAATGGCTAGAAGCCCTTACCGCTCTGGTAGACGTGGCCGCTATACGGCAGGTGACGCCTTTGATCAATTAAGGAATAGATAGTGGCAAAGCGTAGTAGCAAATTCCTCGTACACACCTTTGGGGGAGGGTGGGCCACTGATTTTGGCTTTACGGCTTATGTTCCCATTCAAGGAAACAGGGTTGAGCTTCCGTGGCTCAATGCGGCGGAGAATTGCTATTACGAACTTGATGGCGGGCCTCACAAAATAGAAGGAATGACGAAGAACTTTGCGAGCGCATTAGAAAGTAGTGCCGCTATTACAGGGATTTATGATCTTTGGCTTACCGGCACAAGCGGAACTCCTGCTCAACACAGGGTTATGCACGTTGGAACGAAGATTAAAAAAGACGATGCAGACGATAGCTTCAGCGACCTTTTTACCAGCATGACCGCTGGCTCGACCCCTGATTATACGGTCTTTGAAGACCTTCTCATCATGTCAAACGAAAACGAAGTGCCGAAGTCTTGGGATGGAAGCACAGCGCAAAACCTTGCGGGATCGCCTCCGAGGTTTGCCTTTTCTACAGTTCACAGACAAAAGTGTTGGGCTGCTGGAGTTAAAGCCAATCCTTCCACCCTCTACTATTCTGTAAATAACGATCCTGCCGATTGGGCTAGTGCCGGAAGTGGGAGCATTACGATTGATCCTGATGATGGTGACAGGATTACTGGAATTGTGTCGTTCCAAGATAGGCTATATGTATTCAAAGGCCCCTATAAAGGCTCCATTCATTTTATCGAAGGCTCTGCCCCTACAGGATCAGACGCCTTTGCCCGTCGCCCTTTTGCTAAGGGAATAGGCTGCGTAGCGCACAATACAATCACTCATTATATGAATGATGTCGCTTTTACTTGGCAGGGAGGAGAAGTTCATACGCTCTCGGCTACTGAGAAATATGGGG